TTCGGGTCTTGGTTCCGTAAATGCTCTCGTTGCGGTTCTGAATACCCTAGCGAACCCCTAAAAGACGGAGATTAACCTATGGCTGCTGTATCCCCAATCACTCAGTTCCAATCAGGCTCGTATCTGACGGTTGCGGAATACAAAAATGCTCCTACGGCGATTGACTACTCTAACCTTGTAACTGGCGGTACTCAGGCTCAACAAGATGCCGAATTAGCGGCAGTTATTCAGCGCGCTTCTTCGTTTATCGATATTTATGTAAATCAGCCGCTTATCGCTCAGAATTTTGTTGAACAACAGCGCACTCGTATTACGCAAGAAGGTTTCATTGTTATTTCACCGGAATATAACAATGTGGTGTCGCTCAACGCGCTTTCTTATGGCGTAACCCCGACTACCTTGACGGTCGCTACGGCGCAACAGTTGGCAAGCTGCTGGTTCGAAAAGTCGCAGATCGTATTTCCACTATCGCAGCTTGGTATCACTTATTCTTCGCAGGGTCCTTTATCGTTCGGTTTCCCACCGGCTACTCGCTCGCGCGTGTATTGCAACTACACCTATGTCGCCGGCTTCTGTAATGGTTTGATTTCAACAGCAACCGCCGGACAAAGCCAATTCACAATGATTGACCCGATCGGCTTAACTCCGGGATGCCTCGTTACTATCTACGATGGTCAGAACACCGAGCAGGTAGTCGTCTCATCTAATTACACCTACGGCTCTAGCACAGTTGCTATTAACACGCCTTTGCGATTCACTCACGCTTCCGGCGTGGCGGTCGGCAATATGCCGCAAGCAATTAAAGAAGCCGCAATCCTCGTTACTACCGATTTCTTGAAGGTACGCGGAGACAACTCTTTGACTATGGCTGTTACTACTCGCGCTAGCGGCAGCACCAGCACCGCGAGCAATATTGGCTCCGATCTTGAACTCGCTAAGCATCTACTCAGTCCGTTCAGAAGGATGCGTTAATGACCGCAGGACGCGCCGATTTACGCTCCACACTTTACGCCTACCTCATGGGCGCAAATATTTCAGGGCTAAATCAGGTATTCACTTCGTTCCCTAAGCGCATTAACTTTCAGACTAACTCCCTTCCCGGACAATTAAGCCGCGCGGCGGTCGTAATCTTTATTCAGGGCGAGCGTGAAAAGCGTTTGGCTATTGGCGGCGCTACGAACGGATGGAAGCAAGTAGATTTCACCGTTGTTTTGCAGGTCTTTCATCACTCTTTGCAAAATTACGCTGAAGCCGCTATGGCAGATTTTGATACACTTATCGACAGCATCAAGAACACGCTTCGTGCTGACCATCGGTTCGGGGATACTTCCGGAGTCTTTGTTTGGCAAGGTGCGGAACCTGCGCTAGATGTTTTCTATGGTGAACCGGTATCAACCGATGTCGGAGCCACAGAAACATTCGCAGAAATCCGTTTTGATGTAACGCAGATGATTCAAGCATAGGAGAACTAATGGCAAAATACCAATACACAGGCTCAGGCGAGCGTGAGTTCCCTACGCTTGTTCTTACTGTGAAAACAGGAGACACTTTTGACGCGCCGGATGGACTGGTAGCGGCAGATGTAGTACCAGCAGGAAAAGTAACACCAGCAGCAGCCGCACCTGCGGTTGATTCAACACCAGCAGCCGCGACTGCTACAACGCAAGGAGCGTGAGATAGTGTCAGTACAAAATACCCACCGCTCGTATGTGGGAATCGCTAAAGAAACTACAAAGGGAACTCCTGTCGCTCCGACAGTATTTATCCCTGTTACGGCATCTAACCTAAAGCCCGAAGATAAGTACGGCGCGCTGTACGACACAGGACTCCGTGGCTCAAATGTAATGAATTACAACTACATTCAGGGTCGCGGTAACTCAACATTCGATTTCAGCGGCGCAGTATTCGCAGATACAATCGGCTTCCCAATCGCCGGTTTGCTCGGTGAAGATGTTAAGACCGGTTCAACCGCGCCTTACACTCACACTATTTCGCTTAAGAACACAACTGCTACCGCCTCTGACGCGCAGCCAGCTTCTTACACTCTCACCGACTACTACGCAGCGAATGTCCGCGCATACGCCGGTATCCAGTTCCACGATTTCTCATTGAAGTTCAACGCTGACGGACTTCTAGAATACGATGCGAAGTCAACGGGTTACCTCTCAGCAACAGCCTCAACCCCTACACCTTCATTCAGCACAATCCTACCTACCCCTGTTTGGTACGGAACTGTGTCTGTTGCTGGTACACAGATTTCTAACGCTACTGTCGGTAATATCGACATGAAGCGCGCTGTTACCCCAATTTTCGGTATCTCGAATACTCAGAACCCTTACTCAGTATTCGTTGGCGCTCTAGAAGTTACAGGCAAGGTTACTTTCCTCATGGAAAACGACACGCAGCTTACTAACTTCCTCACCAACACTCAGCCAGCGCTCACTTTCAACTGGGCATACGGAACCGGCGCAGCGGCTGTTCAGGTTCAGGCTACGCTCACTAAGGGCGCGTATACCGCAGCAATCATCAACCGAAGCAAAGAGTTCGTTGATGTTGAAATCACTATCAACGCTCAGGGTAACTTGACCGATGCCGGCACAACTGGATACTCCCCAATCAAGTGGACTATTCAGAACGCCTTATCTGCCGCTTACCTCTAAACTAGAACGCAGTAGGGATGGGCAGGTCGATCTTTCTGCCTCGTTAGATCCCGCATCCCTACTGCCCTTTTTATTTGCTAGGATAACCGTAAGGCAACTAACAGGAGGCACCAATGTCTAACAAAATCACACTACCTTCCGGCGGCACAGTAACTCTCCGTGACCCGTCTGAAATTAAATACAAAGATCGTAAGCGCGTTATCCGTGCTAGTGAAAGCGAAACCGGCGAACTATCTAAGGCACTTGCCCTTGGCGATGCTCTTATTGCCGTCATGGTTGAAGATTGGTCTTTCGGCATTATCCCGTCAATCAAAATTGAAGCGCTAGAAGAATTAACTCCGGCGGATTATGACGCACTCGTTAAGGCAACAGAAAAAGCCAGCGAATACCTATTCCCTAAACTCCAAGACAACGAGGCTAATAAGGCGGACACAGAATCCCCTTTAGGAAACTCGAACGACTAAAATGGCTCATGCAGGGCGGGTTGAGGCATGAAAACTTCACCTACCCCGATGAAGAATGGGCGTATTTTAAGTTCGCAGACAGGTTCGGTTGGACACCTGAACAGGTAGACAATCTGCCGGCTGGTCGCGCAGACTGGTTGTTGGCAATTTCGGCAACAGTTGAAAGCGTAAAAATGGAAGAAATAGAGAAGCGCAAATGAGCGATAACTTGCCGCAAGTCAATGCCGCTATTGACGCGCTCATGGTGCGGGTAGATGAAGGCATCTCGCGCGCGGGTACTCTCATATCTTTGCAATTACAGCGCAACGCAGTCGCTAATGCTTCTGAGGCTAAACACTCACCGAAAGAACCGCGCGTGCCTACGGTCGGTCCTAACCGCGTTACTGGTAACTTGGTCAATAACATTCGACCTATTCCGCCTATGCGCAAAGGGTTCGGTACTTACACAACCGGCGTGGAATCCGGCGCTGTGTATTCACGCCAGCTTGAAGAAGGCGGTGGCAAATGGAAGCAAGGTGTAAAATATCCTTACATGCTACCTGCGCGGGATCAACTGCTTCTTAGCGGGCAAGTATCACAAATATTGGCTTCTTCTATTGTGAGCGCGTTGAGGGGATAACATGGCAGGTGAAATTCCCGGATTAACCGTAACGGTCAATATTGACGCAAGCGGAGTCAGCGCCGGCGTTACCAAAGCGCGTGAAGGTTTACAGAGCATCGCTACCGAGGCTGAAAAAACGGGCGGCAAGATGCGTGAGTTCAAAGACCTTATGCTCGGCGTATTCGGTGGAAACCTTTTAACGCAAGGCGTAATGGGTCTAGAAAAAACTCTCAGCGAAATGAACCTCGCTGTTCAAGACGCGCAAGTAGAACAAGGTCGCCTCGCTACGGCTATGCAGAACGCCGGAGTAGCGACAGCGGCTAATACCGCCAAAGTAGATGAGAATGTTAAATCCTACGCAGACTTAGGTTTCACCCACGCGCAAGCTGCGCAAGCGATGGGTACGCTTATCACGGCTACGGGGAATGTTAAAGAATCCACAACTCTTATGGCGATGGCGGCTGACCTTGCTCGTTACAAGCATGAGGATCTCAACACAGCGGCGACTACCCTCGCGCGCGGAACGCAAGGCTCGGTTAAGGCGTTCAAGGAATTAGGTATCACCCTTGACACCAGCTTGCCGAAGAATCAGGCTATTGCTAAAGCGTTTGACGAATTAAACGCGAAAATCGGTGGACAGGCAGTTGCATATACGCATACTTTTGCCGGTGAGATTGCGGTATTAAAAGAACGCTTTAATGAAATTGCAGTCAATATCGGTAATGTCGTATTTCCTATTATCACGCGGCTTATTCAATTATTTATGGATGTGGCTCACGCGCTCGCGCCTGTCGTTGATTTTATTAAACAAAACGCGGCTGCTTTCGAATACCTCGCGGCTACCCTTGCAACTATTTTCGTAGCATTTAAAACTTATGAAACAGTAATGAATGTCTTTAAGGCAGCGCAGATTGGTTATATCGCTCTCACTAAAGGTATGGAAGCAGCGCAGATTGCTTTAACTTTCGCTACTGAAGCAGGAACCGAAGCAACCAAATCTATGGCGGCGGCTCAGGCTGCGCTAGATGCGGTAATGGAAGTTAATCCTATTGTTCTCGTTACGACGGCGATAGCAGCTTTGGCAGCGGCTTTCGTATTCGCATGGAATAAAAGCCTCGGGTTCCGTGAAGTCGTTATTGCTGTCGCTAAAGCCGGCGTAGAAGCATTCGGATGGTTTATTGGCGCTATTGGCGATGTAGTAACTGCCATCATGAAACTCGTAACGGGTCCGATGCGTTTATTCTTAGAAGCGCTCTCTCATTTGCCTATTGTCGGCGGCGCGGCTAAAGATGTATTAAATATCATTAACAACGGTATTCAAGATACTAGCAATTTCTTCCAAGGCGCAAAAAAAGATATCGATAATTTCGGCAATAGCCTAGACGCGTTAAAAAATAAAAAGATTTCGCTGCCTAGCCTTTTTGGCGGCGGCGGTACTACACCTACTCCGGGAGCAACTCCGGGAACCACCGGTATTGTCGGCGATGTTCCGGGTGGCGATACGCTGAAATCGGCTGCGGCTAACGCTAAGGCTATTCAGACCGAGTTAGATAGTTATCAGAAATCTTACGAGAAACTTGTTCAGACTCATCTCACCGCTATTGCTAAAGCAGAACAAACATTTGCAAAAGCATCTGAGGTAGCACAAAAAGCGCACACAGATGAAATGATTAAGATTCAACAATCTTACGATGATAGCGCGCTCAAAGCCAGCAGAACACTATTTGAAGCGCAACAGGCGGCTCAGGTTGCTAATAATGACGCGATTGCTAAATTGCAACAGCAAGCAGCCGATAAGCAATTAAGCATCGTTCAACAGTCTGAAAAATTACTCACAGATGAATTTGCTAAAGCGACTTCTGTTAATTTGCAAGATTCTTTCTTTGGGTTCGGCGGCGGTACTGCTTCCGGACTCGCGGCTAATCTTGGTCAGCAATTAAAAGCTGCTCAGAAATTACAGCAAGATGCGGCTGCGCTTGCAGGTAAGGGCTATTCACAGACATTTATTCAGCAGATTGTTGCGCAAGGTCCTTTATTGGGCGACCAAATGGCGCAAACCCTTATCAACGCGCAACCGGATGTTACGCAACAGATCGAAACTTTATTCGGTCAGATTCAAGACATTTCTACTAATGGGTTAAACAGCCTAGCCGCGCAAATGAATTCCGGAGGGCAACTTGCAACTCAGGCACTTACAGACCAATACAATCAAGTCGCGCAAGATTTACAAGTCAGCCTCGCGCAGCAGCAAACTTCTTTCCAAAGCGCACTTGATAAAGCGCAGCAGTCATACGCGGATACTATGGCGAACGCCGCGCTCACTCGTGACCAAGCCATCGCAGCTTCTAATCAACGCCTCGCAGACGCCTTGGCGAGCGCACAATCTACACTTCAAGATTCATTACTATCCGCGCAAGAAGCCTTTGATAATGCCGTAACTGATCTCGTAGACGCTACTACGGCTAAATTGCAAGCGCTCGGACAAACAATCCAAGAAATTGCTGCTGAACTAGCTGCATTAAACGCGGCGGCGATCGCGCAAGCCAATAGCCTGCAATATGTAAATACTGTACCGGTCGGGTTCACCGTTTCTTCATTACCTCAGACGGATACAGCCGGTACTACTTTCACCGGTGGAACGCAGCTTGATTCTGGAGCCATCGCCGGCGCTACCGATTCATCAGGTAATAAAGTCTTTATTCCGGCTAAAGGCGCTCCGCAAATTAACATTAGCCAAACTAACAACATTAACGGCGCTACTTCACCGGAAGATATTGCTAACGCAACTGCAAATGCTTTGACCTACGGGCAGACACAGAGTTTGCCTAGCCAAGCCACAATGACCGGTATTACTAATAAACTTAATGCTATGATGAATCGCGCAGATATGAGGGCAATGTGAGTACCGTAACCTCATTAAATTATTATTCGTTTGCGTTCAATGGGTTCGTGTTTGGCGGCTCTAACTCGCCTTATCAAATCCTTGCGGTAGACGGGCTAGAAGGTTTGCCTAATATCCGCAATCAGGATGATAACCGAGGCTATGCCGATGGTATGTTCACCGGTAACGATTTCCTTTCAGGGCGCACAATCACTATTACTATGCTTACCCTCGGCGGTAACGGCAACAGCGCACAAAAGAATTTCGACATATTGCAACGCGCTCTATTGCCGCAGCGCTCTGGTACTACGGTTCTGCAATTCCAGTTATCTTCTGCCGCCGGTTTGCAACGCATTAACTCTCGCGTGCGCGCGAACAAAACAATCGTAGACCCCGACTACACCTACGGATTCATCAAAAGCCAATTCACCTTCTTTTGCGCTGACCCTCGTTATTATGATGATGCGGCTCAGGTTGCTACTATGTCGTTTAACGCCGGTACTTTGGGTCGCACCTACAACCGCACTTACCCTCTTTCCTACGGTGGCGGTATTGCCTCAAATTACACTTCTATCGTGAACAACGGGTGGGCTACTACTTACCCAACGATTACTATTCAGGGTCCGATTAGAAACCCAATCGTAGGTAACTTCACCACCGGTCAATCTATCGGTCTTAGCGGTACATATTCGGCTACGGATGTTATCTACATTGACCTTGACCAAAAGTTAATTACCCTCAACGGCGTTTCGGCTAGAAATCTATTGCTAGGCGGCTCACAATGGTTCGCCGCGCCTCCGGGAACATCGCAATTCTTCCTATCCGGCACTAATACAATTTCCGGTCAAACCGTTGCTACTGTATCCTATCGTTCAGCGTACATCTAAGGAGCGTCATGGCATTAAGAACCCCACCAAGCTGGCTGCAAAACGGTAGCCATCCGGCGGAAAATGACCGCCTTACGACTCAGGCTATTTGGCGCACTACGGGTATCGTCAATGCGTCAGACATGGCTGTTAGCGCCTCTAGCCCTGCGGCTATGTCGGTATCTGTAGCGGCAGGTTGGGCAGCGATTGTTGGTACTTATCAAGCCAATATGGGTACTTATATGGCGTATAACGATGCCGCTTCTACCCTTACCGTTACTACGGCAGACCCGACTAACCCTCGTATTGACCTCGTAGTAGCAACAGTTTCAGATGCGTTTTACACCGGTACAACAAATACCGTAGCGTTCAATGTGATTGCCGGAACGCCAGCTTCATCTCCTACCGTACCTGCGACCCCTGTGAACTCAATCGCGCTCGCTAAAATCGCCGTAGGCGCTGCGGTAGGTTCTATTACTAACGCCAATATCACCGATCTACGCGTAATGGCTACTACGCCATTTAACTCACTCAGCCTCTTGATTAATAATCAAACTGGCACCTCGTACACATTGGCAACGGCTGACGCAGACAATCTCGTTACTTTGAGCAATACCTCGGCTATTACAGTAACCGTTCCGCCTAGCACTTTCCCTGTCGGCACACAGATTACCCTCGCGCAAATCAACACCGGTCAGGTAACAGTTGTTGGCGGTAGCGGCGTAACAGTCAGCGCTAATCCCGGACTGAAAATCCGCGCGCAATATGCCGCAGCTTCATTGGTTTGTATCGCTACCAATGTGTGGCTACTAATTGGTGATATAACAGCATGAGTCAGGCAGCCCTAGTACCGGTCAATACACCGGCGTTCGCTAGCGCTCCGACACTACCTACGCTACGCGCCGGCGATCTTTATTACAATACAACTACTGGTTTACAGGTCTATAACGGTTCAGCATGGGTAGCAGTAGCGAGCGCCGCTTTGCCAACTGCCCTAGATGCCGGTAGATTTGATAGTATCGCTCCGTACGATGGTGGAGATGCTACGACCACCTCGACACAATCTTTTGATGGAGGCACACCGTAATGGCTGTAATTACACAAATTCAGATTCGTCGCGGTACAGCCGCCTCTTGGACTTCTACTAACCCTACCCTCGCTGCTGGTGAGTTAGGCGTGGAAACAGATACTAAGTTGGTTAAAGTCGGCGATGGTTCAACGGCATGGACTTCGTTGGCTTACATTAACCAATTCCCAATTCTTACAACTAACGCGCAATCCGGCACATCCTATACATTGGTGCTTACTGACTCAGGTAAAAGCGTAGAACTCAGCAATACTTCTGCTATTACCCTCACCGTTCCGCCTTCATCTTCGGTTGCTTACGCTACCGGCACTCAAATTACTTTGCTGCAAACTAACACAGGGCAGGTAACAGTAGTTGGTGGTTCCGGCGTAACCGTAAACGCTAATCCGGGATTAAAGCTGCGCGGACAATGGTCGGCGGCAACACTTGTTTATCGCGGTAGCAACACTTGGGTATTGTTAGGAGATGTGACTGCATGAGTCCGCTTCCAGTATTCGCCGCCGGTTCTAACGCTGCTCATGGTGCTATTGTTCCTATTGCCAAATATGTTGCTGACGGTACAACCGTAAGCCCTTCATTTAGTAATATTCCACAAGGTTACCAAGATTTAATGTTAGTTTCTTCTGTTCGTTCAAGCGCAACTACTAGTAGCCTAGTAAGTCTTTATATTTTACCTAATGGAGATTCTTCAAATAATAAATCTGTAACAACATTAAATGGAAATGGTTCATCTGCAGCTTCAGCCCGTTATACAACATCACCATTTGAATATAGTGCAAATGTTCCAACTCAACAATCAGCGCCATTTGTTTTTGGAACTCAAATTACACATATTTTAAATTATGCCAATACAACAACATATAAAACAATATTAACGCGATGGGCTTGCG